TAGAAGAATATGCAGAGCACCACAAGGATGAGATCAAAGCAGGGGATCATCATGACCCTAATGTCTTAGAAGTATTCTGCGACTTACATCCAGATGAACCAGAATGTTTAGTGTATGACGACTAATGATTGAACAAGAATCCATAACGAGTAGTCATTTTGGACATGATGGATTCTACTGGTTTGTCGGACAAGTAGTTGTAGACAAATGGTGGAGAAAAGATGATCATAAGCAATCAAATGACTACGGTTACAGAGCAAAACTAAGAATCCTAGGAAAACATCCTGCTACCAAGGACATAGAGGATAACGAATTACCGTGGGCACATTTTCTAATGCCAGCCACGATGGGTTCTGGTAACAACCATTATGGAGTAAGTAACACACTACAGGGTGGAGAAACTGTAGTGGGTTTCTTTCTTGATGGAATAGAAGCACAACAACCTATAGTTATTGGTTCATTATACGCACACAAAAATATAAAGGATATTAAGAGTTGGGATGATGTTGTATCAAATTCAACTTCTGGTTTTTCTCCAGTCTCAGTAGATCCTGTGCTTGCACTAGGCACACCCACTAAAGTAAAGAGTAATGGTACTAAGATAGGTGGTATACCAGACAATAATGATCAACTCATAGGTAAGGATACTATTGGTAAAGAAAAGAATAATGAGGTACTCACACTTGTAAAAGCAACTGAGTGTACTATACCTAAAATTGAGATGGGTGATGCATCAAAGGCATTGACTGGTTTGATGGACACGATTGGTAAACTGGAGAAGGTAAAAGACGGATACATTGACCCTGTATTGAATACACTTGTAAATGTAGATAAATTGGTAGACAGTGCAGCACAGAAAATGGCTGGTAGTATGTCTGGTGTAATCAGTAGAGCAAGAACTGAGTTATTCAAAGAGATTGATAAAGGAATAGAATCTAAATTAGACTTCTTAGATCCTAATTTTCTTTCAAAGCAACTTGGTATAGAGGAAGCGAAAGATGGTATCTATTGTCTCTTACAGAATTTGATGAAAGGTTTGAAGGATACAATATCTAAGTTTATCAAATCTCTTCTAGGTAAACTACTCAACTTCCCGTTATGTGCTGCAGAGCAATTTCTTGCTGGATTATTCTCTAACATTCTTGATAAGATAAAGAAAGGAATAGCACCTTTTCTTACCATGATGAGAGGTCTTACTGGCATTTCTATCCCTAGTTTCTCAGATATGATGGGTAAAGCATTTGGTGGCATTCAGGAATTACTCAATCTACTACAATGTGAGGGATCTGAGTGTGATCCAGGTATAACTGACTGGAAATTGAATCAAGGTCCTGATAGTAAGAATGCTTTAGACTTCCAGAAGATGGTGGGAATGACAAGTCTTCTTGGTAAGATAGACAGTGGTGTTGATGGATTAGTTGGTGGTATGTTCCCTGGCTTGACTGGAGATTCTGATGGTTCTACAAGTGAGATGGAACAACTAGCAGGTCCTTGTAATCCATATGACCCTAAGACATGTCAACCTCCTAGTGTAGAAATATTCGGTGGTGGTGGTATTGGTGCATTTGCTCAAGCAGTTGTCAATAATACTGGTAGTATAGTTGGTGTCCAGATGAGTAACCTAGGTTTAGGATTTACAGAACAACCTTATGTAACTTTCATTGATAATTGTAGTAATGGTTTAGGTGCTACAGGTGTAGCAATAATAAAGGATGGGGTATTGGAAAATGTTGTTATAACAAATCCAGGTGATGGTTATCTAGGTGGTGGAAGTGATGGGGAGCAGGTGATAGGACAAATAAAAGAACTTGATATCATAAGCACAGGTACAGGATATGAGGAAGGTGATACTATAACAACACCTGATGGATGTGTGTTGACACCTGTGATAGAGAATGGTAGAATAGTGGGATCAACTGGAAGTTGTTCATTAGGTCAAAATATACCTCAACTTTCAATAAATAGCAAAACTGGTTATGGTGCACAAGTGAGACCGATTACTACATTCGTTCCTGTATCTGAGTACAGTGATCCAGTCGTACCTCCTTCACAAATTCTTACAGTTGTTGACTGCCCTAGAGGTTCATAATGTCTAAGTTTCCTCCGTATATTATAAATCATCCCGAAGACGGGCAGATTAGAATAGGTGAAGAAGATCTTCATGTAGTCAGAAAAGCTGACATACAGATAAAAGCTGGTTCAGATGCGACACTCAGACTCTTTGATGATGGAGGTTGGGAACTACGATCTAAATTAGGAGAGGAGACAGAAAATCCTGGTTCTAATATTATTCAGCAAGGCACAGGACCTCTGAACATAAAGGTAGATGGTGACTTCAATATAGAATGTGGTGGTGAATTCAATGTCAATGCCAAAAAGATTGTCATGACAGCAAGGGATGCTGTTGAGGGTAATATAAAATTGACAGCACAGCAGGATTTCTTTGCAGAAGCAAAGAAAACTGCTAAAATAATGGGACATGTAAATGTTCGAGTGGTGGCAACACAAAATCTTATAGCAAAATCTGGTGCTGCACATATCCTTCAAGGAGGATTTGTTCATGTACATGAGAACAACTCTAAGATAATACCACCCACACTCAAAAAACTTATTAGCAAGTATCAAGAATGAATATACCAGACATTCACTCAGGTAAGATCGTTATAGGTCCCGAACCTCATGTCGATCAATCAGTAGATACACTAGATGGTGACAAACCATTTACTGGTACTCTTGCTGCATCAGGACCTGCATTTATTGGTAAACATAAGGGTGGTTTCGCAAAAGGAACACTCAACATAGGTACTGATTTAGGAGGTTTTGCACCTGGCGTATCTGGTAGAGCGTTGCAGGTAGAGGGTGATGTAGAGATAAATGGCGAGAAAGCAGTAAATGCAGTCTATATTGATGGAGATGTATATGTCACAGGTGCTGTAGATTGTGGTAATAAGGGTAGACTCGCTGCCAGATTTGGTGTTGCTGACGCTAAACCAAAACCATTTGATATGGTTCATCCTACCAAGGGTGAGGGTCACAGACTGAGATATGCCTGTCTTGAAGGACCTGAGGTTGGTGTATATTTCAGAGGTAGGACTCAGGATAATGAGATTGCACTACCAGATTATTGGAAAGATCTTGTGGTGACTGACACTATTACTGTACAGACACAACCAGTAGGAGCAGCACAGGATATAATAGTAAAGGAGTGGGATGATAGTAAGATAACTCTTGAGGGTGTGACTGATTGCTTCTATCATGTTTATGGTGAGAGGAAGGATGTGAACCCACTTGTGGTGGAATATGAGGGAGACAGTTACAACGACTACCCAGATGAGAACTATGACGATCCTGCATACGCTAGATAATAAATAGTAAAACAAATATTCAAAGGAATAAAATGTCAGTCAATTTGGATTCATCATCAAAAACCTATAACCTAGCTGTAAGAGCAAAAGGAAGGTTATCTTCTGATGGTATTATAGAATTCCCAAAAGCTTGGGCAAACAAAATTAAAACTAATACTATCTCTATCATACTAACACCATATAAGACTTATCAGCAATTATATGTTGAGTCTATACAGTATGGAAGACAGGCAATCGTTAGAAATGCTGCTGGAGGACAAATCCAAGGTTGGTATTTTCTTATCGCTAACCTAAATGATGGTGAAGAAATAAGTCCAGAGGATGGAAACTATAGTAATACACAAGGATTTGAATAGTGCATGGTAGGTGACGGATCCAAATTAAAGATTTGGGGTGACATATACCATAAGTCTAGTACAAGTTCAAGTAAACATTACATTCAAGAGGAAGGAAAACCAATGGCAAAAAATCGAGGAGATCATGCAAACACAGCAGGTGCAGTCAGAGTAAAAGGTGATATTCCAGAAGATGGGGTTATAGAATTCCCTAAAGCATGGAATAATAAGATAAACCTTGACAGTCTTACTATAATGATTACCCCACATGGTACATTCCAAGAACTATACGTTGAGAATATACACTATGGGCGTAAAGCAACAGTAAAAAACGCTGCCAGCGGACCTATCAAGGGATCATATATGATTATTTGCAATACTAAGGATTAGTGCTATAATAGGCAAAATACTAATTACTACCATGTTTACTGACGAATACGTAAGTACGATAGAAATTGATATACCTAGAGCATCGTTCCGAATATTCGGTTCAGATGGTTGCGTGAAGAATATTGATTGCGATAATGCAGATGACTTCATGCATGTGTGGAAAATCACAGAAACCGCAAAAAAGATTGATGAAGAGATAGAAGTCAAATACATACACTAATAGAAAAAGACAATGATCGACAAATTAGTAAAGAGTTTGCCAACAACTGATGTTGTCAAGTTAAAGTTAGAATCTTCCTACTATACAAAGAAGGAAGTGGATAAATTAATATCAGCAGCATTAGCAGAAGCACGTCGTATTGATGAAGCATCAATGGCGAAGCATAATAGAGAAGCAACTATTATTAGTATGATACTGGGTTTTACAACCCTTGCATTGTTTGTTGATGGACTACTAAGAGTATTGGGTATAGTTCCTCCTTTTATGCACCTCGATGTAAATGTTATAGATAATGTTGTATCAAAGGTAGAAGGCGATTTGATACCATTAATCAAAAGATTAGCAATTCGATGACTAAACCCCAAGTAAAGGAAAAAGAAACTAAAGACGACGACTTAGATCAAGAGGAAATAGACTTTTTACTATTACATACAAAACACAATGACGATGGCTGCTAAATAGGTTGAGGAATTGGTGTCAGGATTTATAGGTAATGCCGTTAAGTAGACTTGAAAATTTTCTAAAAAATATACAGGGTAACGTTCTATATGTTAATCCTGAGGAAT